AGATTGCCCGACAATGTGGCATGTACGTTTTTGCGCCCTTCAGCGCGAACCTTCGCTTGACCTGCCTTCGCTACGTTAAAGGTAGGATTAGACAGCGCGACAAATGTATCGTGATTGACTACACGACCATTCTGTCGAAGTGAATAAACCTTTTTACGGATGTTCCAATAGACGTTTGTTTTCATCTTTATGCCTCGTATTTATCAGTGATAGATTCGACTATTCTCGCTGTGGTTTCGTCAGAACTGTAATCTGCGACAACATATTCCGGCTCGTTACCATAAACAAGCATCACCATTCCAGTATCATCGTCACTATTCCAGTAAAGACAATCATGGTCAGTGTGGCCAATTGATTCGAGAATGTTTTTGGCGTTGTCTGATTTGGTTATCACAGTTTCCTCACCATCATAAACTGTGATTGTTTTGGCGGTGTCACTCAGGATTGCGTTGACAATCTCTGCGACTATTTCCCGTTCGATTGGATGCATTAGTGTTTCCTTATTTGTTTATATTTGGGCAGGGTTGCCCGAAAGCGCATTATTGCCATGTAGCCGTGAATGTCCAGAACTATTTGCACATTTGACATTGCGATTACTGATAGGGGTATAAGGTTAGTTAATGTGGTGTGATTGTACATTGTGCGTACACACACACACTCAGTTCAAACCAAAGCCAGAAACGTAGGTGACGCATTCGGATTACGCGTATAGATGTAGCAAGACTGGTACAGTATTGGTTCACTGCTAGTTCCACAGCACAGCCTAAGCACTCGACCGACAGCCTACCTTCTATGGGCGCATGACGAGCGCGCGTACCGCGACCCCCACCCGACCCCTTTTTTTTCCTAGCGCATTGACGTTTATTCTATACACTCACCATCAGGACATTTAACCCTTCATAAGAATTCACTAATATGGACGAAGAAGAAAAAAGATCACTAGGAGAAATACTGATGGCCTCGTTAGCGGGGATAGGAGGATCATTTACGCCAAGAGAAGGTAGTGTATTTGACGCTGTTGAGGGAGTTCCGGGGGAAATTGCTAACCTTTGGAATACTCCGGTGGCCCAATCAGATAATCCGGGGGCATTTTGGAGAGGGTTAGACACGGTATTTGGCGTTCCATCTAGGGCATACAGAAAGGGTGTTTCAGAACTCCCCATAACTGGTATGAACATTGGGGCGCAAGCGGTTGGATTAATGTCTGGCGCAATACTAGACCCCCTAGATAAATATGTGAGGGGGGAGGATGTAACCGTAGGAGATACAATAATAGCGGGTACTACAGCCGCTCCTTATGTTGGCCCTGCCGCAAGGTTAGGTACTAAAGTAGCGGGAACAGCGGCTATGGGAGGGGCGAAGGTTGCACAAAACCTAACAGGTGCGAATATCGTACCAACAGTAGCAAAAGCGGTGGGAGATCGCAGACTTTCTACTGGTAAGGCGTGGTTACCGCAATATAACACTAGGAAGGATAGTACAACAGGTAAGAAATTTCAGGCGGAATTTGAAGCCCCACCAGTCCAAGGTCGGGGTGGGTGGTATGGCGGAGTTGCGAATAAATTAAACCATCTGGATGAGATGTTCCAAAGGGCGGGTACTGGACAGGGGGTGGACAGTCCATTACTCATGGACAACGAAATGCAATCGTACCTGACCTCTCTTGGTGATGATTTATTACAGGAATCACAGCCTTCTCTGGTTACTGGCGGTCATAGCGTAACAGGGCAAGTAATGAGGCCAGCGGGGTCTGACGCGCTTGTGGCTCAAGTTTTGCAAACCGCTGACACTGCTATGAGGTATTTCCCAGATCATCCAGAATCAATAAGGTTAAATAGAATTGTAGATGAAGTTCTTAGGAATAAGGTAAACACAACAGTAAGCAAGATGTCTACAGAACCATCCGTTATTAGGGAGGTTTTGTCAGATGGATTAGGGCCAGATATGACAGACGATGTACTATCAAAACACCTTATTCCGTTTATCAAAACAGATTTAAGCCTAACAAAAACACAACCACATAAGAATGTGAGGATAGCAAGCAAACCGTTTTATAAGCCAAATCCGTCTGGAGATTCCGCGTCAAAAGGTTACTCAGTAGACAAGGATACAGGAACCCCCAAAATAGAACCAACCAGTAAATTGTGGGATTGGAATGGGCGGCTTCCGGTAATAAGGGAAGTTAAGATGTTAGTCAACGGAGGGGTAACAGATAAAGAAGAAATCATAGAAATATTGATGGGAAGAAATGATGCTATAAAATCGGCTTATTTAGCCAGAAACGAACCTATACCTACGATGAAAAATCAACTGAAAGGTTTGGCGAAAGGAAAGGCTAAAAATATCCTTAAAAAATATGAGGATACTATAATTGGAAACGCCGCAAGGAAATTAGCAGATAGTCGTTCTATAAAAAAGACTTTAGAGTTTCTGAAAAAGGCTTATGGTAAAATTCCAGATTTAGATCAGGCTAAGGCATTAAACGACAGGCTTTATAATAGGGATATATTAGATAAGTTAATTGTAGACGATGGAAATCATATAAGTGTTTCTCAATGGGTACTGGGAGAAGATACTCTTTTAGCAACATACCCAACCAGAATGATACTAAATAAAAATGATGGGACAGGCGCTTATGTATTGTACGACCAAATGGCCCCCGGTGTTCCAATTCCGGGTATGCAGATGGTGTCAAATGTAGGCTCTGATACACACTCTTTATATATGGATATAATTCCAGTTTCGAAAACGGATTTAAAAGGTGAACCAAACGTATTTGGCTTGAGTGCAGAAGGCGCATTTAATATTCCTAAAAAACAGGGAAGTCCTGCACATCAAACTGGAGAATTTCAAAGCATTTACCCAAAATTAAGAGAGAATTTACTAGGGTTATGAGAACAGATAAACAAAACACATTCATAGACCAATACTGTCTACATGGTAATGCCGCTAAAGCCGCACAACTAGCAGGGTATTCCCATCCCAAACAAAGGGGATACGATTTAAAAAACCAGTTCTCTAAAGAGATAGAGGAGCGTACACGCAAGTTGATACAAGACTGCGTACCCGGAGCCTTATCACAACTGAAATCTCTTTCAGAAGGCGCAGAGAGCGAGTCAGTACGCCTCGGCGCTGTGAAAGACATACTGGACAGGGCTGGTCTTAAACCTACTGAGAAGATCTCACAGGAAGTCTCACACGTTGAGGCTCAATCTACTGAGGAACTTAAGCGAGAACTAGAGGCTTTAATTGGCACAAAGCATTGAGAAAGCCGTAGAGATAGCAAGAGAGTTAAGAAAGCGAGAACGCTTTAACAAGATAGATTTCTACGACCCATACCCGTATCAGGAAGATTTCCACTCTACAGGCGTAGGTGCAAACCAACGCCTACTGATGGCGGCAAACCGCATAGGTAAGTCTTATTGTGGGGCCGCAGAGATGGCCTATCACCTAACAGGGCTGTACCCTGACTGGTGGAAGGGTAGGAGATTTAGAAACCCCATTACAGCGTGGGCAGGTGGTGTATCGAATGAAACCACCAGAGATATTGTACAAGCAGAATTACTGGGTTCCCCCGATGACCCCGAAGCCTTTGGCTCTGGAGCGATTCCTAAAAATACTATAATAAAGACGGAACGCAAACCCGGAGTGCCAAACGCAAAGTCCGTAGCCCTCATACGGCATATTTCCGGTGGGAACTCTTCTTTACACTTCAAAGCCTATGAGATGGGCGTAGAGAAATGGCAGGGTAGATCAGTAGACGTAGTGTGGCTGGATGAGGAGCCAAGCAGGGAACTGTACTCCCAGAGCGTAACACGAACGCTCGATAGGAGGGGGATGGTTTACATGACCTTCACCCCGGAACAGGGCATGACCGAAACTGTAGCCGCCTTTATGAACAACATAAAGAAGGGGCAGAGCCTAACCAACGCCACATGGGATCACGCCTCTGAGAAGATAAAGTCCAAGAACGGAAAGGATGGACATCTTTCTGAGGACGCGATGGAGCAGATTCTCTCTGCCTACTCCCCACATGAAAGGGAGATGAGAAGGTACGGCAGACCGTCTATCGGTTCTGGCCTGATCTTCCCCATCAATGAAGAAGAATTAATGTGTGACCCTATAACTATAGAGGAACACTGGCCCCGCATAGCCGCCATTGACTTTGGTTGGGATCACCCCACAGCAGTGGTTTGGTGCGCTATAGACAGGGAAGAAGAAACATTCTACATATACGATTGCCACAGAGCATCAAAAGCAAGTCCAACAGTTCACTCCGAGGTTATAAGGCAACGTCCCTATTTCATTCCCATCGCCTACCCACATGACGGAAATCGCAGGGATAGCATGGGAAACCCCGGACTCGCTGAACAGTATCGAAACCTTGGTTGTAATTTTCTTTTACAACACTTCACCAACCCACCGGGACTAGGTGAGAAGAAAGGATCGAACTCTATAGAGGAAGGGATTATGGCTATGTTGCAATCTATGGAGAATAAGAACTTTAAAGTATTCTCTACCCTACACGATTGGTTTGAAGAATTCAGAATGTACCACAGAAAGGACGGAAAGGTTGTACCCCTTCGTGATGACCTTATGAGCGCCACACGATACGCCTTCCAATCACAACGATACGCTATTGCGGGTTCTGACCCTGAATGGACTAGCGATCTAACATATAGGAATTTAGGCATTGTCTGATAACGAAACAGAATTAGTATCACGGATACGCCAAGAGATTTCAGATTCTCTTGGGTATGATGGTGAAATATCTATACAGCGAGAGAAGGCTATACAGTATTACTATGCTCTACCATTTGGTAATGAGGTAGATGGTCGTAGTCAGTACGTTGACTCTACTGTACAGGACACTGTAGAATGGATTAAACCCTCTTTAATGAGGGTATTCGCGTCTGGTGACGAGATGGTTAAGTTCTCTCCACATGGCCCTGAAGATGTCCAAGCCGCTAAACAAGCCACTGACTACGTTAACTACGTATTCACTAAAGATAACCCCGGTTGGGAAATCCTCTACTCATGGTTCCATGACGCCCTCTTGCAGAAGAATGGTATAGTAAAGGTATGGTGGGATGAGTATCCAGAGTTAGAGAGAGAAGAGTATAGCAGACTCACGGATATGGAGTATGACATTCTTAGTGCAAGCAAGGATGTAGAGATCATAGAAGAGAATGAATACTACGAGGAAGTTACATACCACGATGTAGTCCTCCTTAGAGGTTCATACAACGGAAAGATTAAGATAGAGAACGTACCGCCTGATGAATTCCTTATCTCAAGAGAGGCTAAAGGAATACAGCAAGCACGATTTGTTTGTCACAGGGTAAAGAAAACTGTCTCACAACTGAGGGAGATGTACCCTGATGATGACTTTGAGGTAAGTGATTTAGGCGCAGGATACAACGAGGAATCATACAACGCAGAGAGAATGGCTCGTTACGAGTTTGATGACTCCTTTGCTTGGGGTTCGGGACAGAACGAGAATGGTGAAGAGGCTCTAAGAGAGTATTGGTTACATGAATCCTTCATCAGAACAGATTATAACGAAGACGGTATTGCAGAACTACGTAAGGTTTGTACAATAGGGGATTATATATTCTCGAATGAGGAAGTAGATAAGGTTCCTCTTATCTCGATAACCCCCTTAAAGATACCGCATAAGTTCTTTGGCCTGTCGGTTGCTGATCTAGTAATGGATTTGCAACTCATAAAAAGTACCCTGATGCGAAATCTCATGGACAACGCCTATAACCAGAACTTTGGCAGGTACGCTGTACTTGAAGGTCAGGCGAATCTGGATGATTTGCTCACCCAGCGCCCAGGCGGTGTGGTAAGGGTTAAATCCCCCAACGCTGTCATGCCCTTGGCTACCCCTCCCCTACAGCCTGAATCCTTCCAGATGCTAAGTTATCTAGATGAGATAAGAGAGGCAAGGACAGGAGTAAACAAGAATACACAAGGTATCAACGCAGACGCTCTGACAAGCCACACAACGGCCACAGCGGTGAATGCGGTGATGACCAATGCCCAGTCAAGGGTAGAGTTAATTGCCCGTCAGTTCGCGGAGACAGGCGTTAAAGAACTGATGTACTGTATATATGAACTCCTCCTAAAGAATCAAGATAAGGAGCGAGTAGTGATGTTACGGAACGAGTGGGTTCCTGTTCGCCCTGATATGTGGAACGATCAGATGGACTGCACTGTCTCGGTTGCTTTAGGGAATGGATCAAAGGAACAGCAGATGTCTCACCTATCCCAAATGCTACAGTTTGCATCACAAGCAATGCAGGGTGGGCTACCAATAGTAACCCCAGATAATATGTACAACATAGGAGCCGCGCTAATTAAAGCAATGGGCTACCAGAATGTAGATGACTACTTAACCAAACCACCACCGCCTCAGCCACAGCAACCCAACCCTGAAGAGCAGATGGCTAAGATGGAGTTGGAACTTAAACAGAAAGAGTTAGAGATTAAAGCGGCTGATGTACAGGTTAAGATGCAGAAGATTCAACAAGACGCTCAGAAGGATGCAGTAGACGCACAACTTAAAGTCGCTGAACTCGCATTAGAGAAAGAACAGAACAGGGCAGTAGCAATAGGTAATACATGATTGACATCGAAAGAGAACGTCACGCACAAAACCTTTTGCAAGATACATTA